TCAGGTACTGGTCGCCGCCCAGTTCCCGGACGTACTGCAGCTGACCCGACTCGTGACCGACTTGCGCCAGGAACGCGGCTTGCCGTTTCGGTGTGTTGATCTGCCGATGGGCCATGGCTGCGTTGAGCGCGGATACAAAAACGCCCGCTTGGCGGCGGGCGTTGGGCATGATGGATTGCAGTTGCTGTTCGGTCAGTGACATCGATGTCTCCCTGATTTGTGAGGATGCGGCGCTATTGCTTGAGCTGAACGACCTTCAGATCCTTTGCCGCTTTTTTCTTCTTGCCCTTGGCTTTCGCTTTACCCTTCTTGCCGCCGTTGCACTCGACCGTCGTGCTCCAGCCGGCCTGTGTGAACACCTGCTCCACGGAGTCGACCAGGTACTCGCCATCGAGGCCGACCTTAAAATCCTGGGCATTAATCGAGCGCTCGGCGAACAGATCGGTACGCCCGGGCATTTCCAGCCGGACACCGGCGGTGGATCGATTGAAGGCGGTGAGACGTGCCTTCGCGGCGGCTTCAGCCGCAGACTTGTTCGGGTAGATGTGGCGGTCACTATGCACCGGCGGCAGGCCGTCCGGAGACTCGTCGTTGTCCAAAGTGACCACCGCGAGCTTTCCGGTTTTCTTGTCCTGGTGCTTGGTGGATACCGTCTTGTGCGTGTTGCGATCACCGAGCCGAAACTGAAAGCGACTGACGTCGCGCCGTTGGATCAGCACCACACCGAAGGATTTACCCGAGGCGCTCTGCCCGCCCTGACGTGACATCACCAGAAGCTTGCCGTCGGCGACCTTGGCCGTGCAGTCGTACTGCTTGGCCAGACGGGTGATGAAATTGAAGTCCGATTCATTGAGCTGATCGGCACGCGGCACCTTGGTTTGCACCGGGCACACCGATTGCCAGCCATTGCGTGCGGCGACGTCGGCCACAATTCGTGACAACGGTACGTTTTCCCAACTACCGCTGCGGATCGTCTTGCCACTGCCGCGCATGTCGCTGGCCTTGCCGGTGATCACCAGCGTATCCGGCGGGCCGGATAATTCGATCTCGTCGACGACATAGCGGCCGATGCGTGTCAGCGACGTTTCAGCGTAACCCAGAAAGATCTCGATGCTGGCCCCGCGAGGGGGCAGCACTACCGCGCCATCGCGGTCATCAATGCGCAGCTCGAACTCATCGGATTCCATGCCGGGCTTGTCGGTGGTTTTGAGCTGCAGCAATCGATCGTTGATCAGCGCGGTAATGTCGGCACCGTCGGCGACGATACGAAAGGCGGGGGTCATTTATTGTCCCCATAAAAAAACCCGCACGAGGCAGGTTTTGAAGGGATCGAAACTGCAGGAGCTTCAATTGTTACGCCCTGACTATAGTCCATCAACTCCATAGCGATATGCCTTCTTCAATAGGACCAGGCAGATCCGGTAACTCGATTACGATGCCAGCACGATAAGGTTGCGGCTCATCGGCCAATCCCTGATTGGCATCGAGCACCGCCTCGACCGTGCCCTCCAGGTGCCCATAAGCGTGGTAACACAGGGTGTCCAACAGATCCCCATCAGACGTTCTGCAGGTCGTCGCCATAACGCACAAACTCCAAAGTAAACGCCTGCTTGCGCGGGATCCCGCCCTGCAGCAGAGCGCTCTGTTCTTCTTCAACGCTCTTCAGGCACCAGGTGCCGAGCACGTCGCCATAGCCGGTGGTCAAGGTCAGCGGCTTGAGTTGGGCACCGAGGCTGCGCAAGGTGTCCAGTTGTTTGATCCCGCCTTTGAAGCCGGGAAAGATCACGCCCTTGAGGGTGATTTTTTCCTCGCCGATACCGACCGCTTGCTGCGCCGGCCGACGGGTGAGTCGCTCCTGCGAGGCCCAGCGAAACTCTGTCGAGCGCCGCAGTTCATCAAAGGCTGCGGTGTCCAGATTGAAGTAGTAAGGCTGCGCCTGTGGATCCTGCGGTTGCACGATCAGCAGATGCGGGAACGGCTTCACCGCTTCCGGCAATGGGGTGGCATCTCCACCCAACGAACCGGTCGGCACGATGTTGGCCAGCGACGGGCTGACCTTGCCGGCGACTTTGTTGATTGCGGTGGACGCCCGGGCGGCCTGTTCCTTCAGCTCACCCATGCGCTCATCGATCTGCGATACGGCACGAGTGGCTTTGTTGTATGTGGCCACCACCTGGCCGACCTTGGCCTGAGCGGCATTGACGCCGCGCATGACACGCTGCAGCTTTGCTCCCATCGCCGGACCGACAAAGGGAATCCCTTCCAGCTCCGACGCCGCGCCGCTGATCTCGCTGATGGCACCGTTGACCGGTCCCATCATGCCGTCGAGGCTGCGCCGACCGCTCTCTCCTGCTGCAGCCAGATTTTTCAAACCCGACTGCAGCTGCTCCATGTAGGCCATTGGCCCTCCTCGTTACACATGCGGTTCGTCGAACAGCGAGCGGTTTTGCAACTGCTGTGTGGACTGACGCCACTGCTGATCGATGTAGGGTTGAAGCTCTCGCGCCAGTTGTGCCGGATCCTTTACGTCGCCCTGTACGGTGACATGCAGAGGCGCCTGAATATCGAACCGCTGCTCAACCTTGGTCGACTGGGGTTTCGCAGCAACAGGCGGTGCGAGCATCGCCGGTACCGCCGGGGATACCGTATGATTCAATGCACGCGTGACATCCCCCATTGCTGTTGCAGTCGACTCCCGTTCAGGCAACAGAGGCTTGGAAACGGGCGGCGTTGGAACCTGTGCCGGCAGCGCTTGCATCGGAGCCGGTGGCGGCTTGGGACTGTCGAGAGTCGCTTGAGTAACGGGCGCGGCGCAGGTCAGAAGCGGCAACATTTTCGGTTGCGGCTGGACCATGTCTTTGACAACCGGGACCGGCGCGAATGAACGAGCGATATCGCCCATCACCGGCGGGATGTTCTGCCCCGCATTGACCATCATCAGCGGCCCGGCATCCGGCACTTTCTTGAGCGCTTCAGGGGTTCCGAACAGCTCTTTGCCCGCAAAGCCGCCGAGTGCGTCGCCGCCCATGTAACCGAGATAACCACCAATCAATCCGCCGACCATGGTGCCAATGATGGGAATGGCCGATCCGATAGCGGCCCCCGCTGCAGCACCGGCCAATGTGCCGGCCAAGCCTCCCGCCGCTTGCCCATAACCTTCAGCCTTTTCATCCTGAGTTTCGGCGTTCTGATAGGTGTCCCAGGCCTTGTATCCCGCCTCAGCGATGGCGACCACGGCGGTTCCTTTCACCACAGAACCGACGCTAGGACCGCCCCCGCCTCCACGGGTAATACCCTCTTTGCCGCCGCCCCCACCGCCCTTGCCGCCCTTACCTTTTTTCCCATCACGACCGGTATCGAAGTCGCCGGCATCCAGTCCACCGCCCATGGATGGCAGGTTGGTAACAATGACTTTTTGCGGAATGTTCGGGTTGCCCATCAAGGTGCCGCGCCCGATATTCATCAGGCCCTTACCCATCTTGAATGCGCTGACAGCCCCCTTGAGCGCGACCAGGCCTGCTACAGCGGTGCCAATGGCCGTCACCAAACGTGGCGACTCATCGGACAGGCCTGCGAGCTGACGACTGACATTGGTAATGCCCTCCGCCACCGCATCAGTGACCGGGCGAATCGCATCACCGATGCTGCGCATGGCATCGTCCATGCTCTGGGCCATCTCGGACCATTTTTGCGCGGACGTTTGCCGGCGCTCAGCCAGGTTCTTGTCGAGGATCCCGGTGGCATTGGCCGAGTCTTTCTTCAGTTGCTCATACAGATCCTTGTTCTGCATGTACGCGGTCAAAGCAGCCTTGACCTGCATATCGGCGAACAGGTCGCCGGTACGCAAGGCTTCTTCCAGGGACTTCATCATGCCCTTGGCCTTTTCCGGATCACTTTCCTTGCTGATGCCGGCCACAGCTTTGGCCATCTCGGCAGCTCGCTTGGGGTCCGTTGCTTCGATGTATTTCTGGGCCAGCGCGAAACTGGATTCCAGTGTGGATTTGCCGTTCTGCAGACCGGTTTGCATCGACCCCTTATAGTCAATGCCCGCCTTTTCATAGGCCTTGACCGTTTCGCCGGAACCGATTTTCTCCATCCAGTTTTTGAGGTTGTTGGCCGCCTCGTCCGAGCCGCCGGCAGTCTTCATCTGCACCTGCAACATCGCGCCCAATTGCGACACCGAGTCCATACCGGTGATGCCCAGCTTGCCCATGCCGGCCAACAGCTCAGGGAACCACTTGGCCATGTCGACCGCTTCAAAACTGCCTGCCTGTCCTTGGTAGGCGATGGCTTCCAGCGCCTTTTGCATCACAGCCGGGTCGGTGATCTTGGCGTTCTGGCCCAGAGCGTTGATCATCTTGGCGGTTTCCGTGCCGTCCGATCCCTGCCCCACTGCGAACTTGGCCGCCGTCGGCGCATAGGCCAGCGCCTTGTCCAGCTCCATGCCGGCACCGACCAGGGCGTTGACCAACTCGGCCACCTGGTTGCGCGCCATGCCCGTATCCCGCGACGTGTCGATCACGGTTTTGGAGAGCTGCGTTTCTTCCGGCGTGTTGGCAATATTGGCCTTGATCGCGATGTCACGAATGATCGCACCGTAATCAGCGCTGACCTTGGTCGGGATCGCCACGGCAGCAGTCAGTGCACCGGCCTGGCCGAGGGTACTTTTCATCCCCTGCCGACCTTCGTCCAGTTGCCGGTGGCCGAGCGCCTTGAGTTCAGCACCGGCCGCGACGCGGCCCATCGTGGCGTAGGCCTTGCTCAGCCGCCCGACCTCGACGCCCTGTTTCTTCAACAGGTCGAGGTTCTTTTCGTATTTGGACAACAGCTTGTCGGCACCGGCGGCGCCGGTTGCGTGCGCCTTGCGCCATTCCTCACGCAGACGCATGGTGTCGCCGATGGTGTTCTGCAGCACCCGGGCTTTGCTGCCGACCGAATCCAGGTGCTGGATCTTACTTTCGACGTCCTTGAACGCTTTGCCCACCGTCGGATCGACGGCGCCGCCGATGACAAAGCCGAGTGCGAGGTTCTTCGCCATGTGCGTGTCCTTGGGTCGAGGATGATTGGAAATGGCTCAGTCCGTGAGCCACCACACGATGTCGTTGAAGGGCATGGCCATGATCTCGGCCGCCGAGAAACCCGTCTCCTTGGCCAGTCGCTTGGCCAGTCCCTTCAACGTCGGCCCGTCAAATCTCGTCGTCTTGGACCAGACGAAAATAGCCTTTTTGCAGGCGCATGTAGTCGACCAGCTTGAGGGCCATCAGATCCTGTTCCGGGGTCTGAGTCAGCGAGGAAAACAGCGACATTTCGCGCTTTTCTTCATCGCCGTTACAGGCCGCTTGCGCGGCCCGAATGTCTCGCACGCACGGCGCACGAATGGTCAGCGTGTCGACCAGCACACCCGACAGTTCGGTGGGGTGTCGCAGTGAGATGCGAAAGCCTTCCTCGGTCAGTTGCAGCCAGCTTGGCAGTGGTTTTTCTTGAGTAGCTTGATTCGTTTGCGTCATTTCATCGTGTCCTTAAAGGCCCAGGGCCGAACGTTCGTCAGCGAGCTGGTCGACGCCGTCGACGACCAGGACCATGCCCAGCATGTCGATCTCGTAAACCACGCGGCCGGCGACTTCGAGCTTGTAGTAGGTCAGTGCCATGTTGTGTTTGGTCTCGGCCTTGTCGCCGGGTTTCCAGTCGCCCATGTCGACTTCCTTGATACCGCCACGCATGGTGACGATCACCGGGGTGACCTTGCCCTTGAGGCCTTTGAACGAGCCTCGGAATACCGCGCTGCAGGCAGTACGGTCAGAAAGGCCGAAGAACTTCAGCGCTTCGCGGCGCACACCGTTGGTGGTGAAACCGGCTTCGAGTTTTTCCACCCCGGTCGGGATCTCGACCTCGCCGGCCATGCCGCCGCCTCGGTAGGTCTCGGTTTTCAGGACCACCTTGGGCAAGGTGAGGCTCGGCATTTCACCAGAAAAACTGACGCCGTCGATAAACCCGGCGCAGTTGGAGAGAACTTCAGGAATCATCAGGGTGCCTCCTTAGGCAGCTTCAAGCACTTCGGTCATCCACTCGTTGGTGACCTCAAAAAGGAAGTTCGGGTTTTCAGCCGGCGGCACGTCGGTGAAGCGGATCCGCCAGTACACCTTGCCCTGCTCAATCTGGCTGGCTGTGTTCATTTCGTGATCCGGATACGCTTCGAACTTAATCACCGCGCCTTGGTTTGTTAGGTCGCGCCCGAACGCCTCCAGGCCGTCGGTGACGTCCTTGACGTAGGTCTTGGTAATTGAGCGATCGACCGCCCATTTATGACCGGCCTGAACCGCGTCCATGATGATGAACAGCGTGCGCACGCGGGTGACGAACGCCCATTTCGGATCGCTCGACAGCGTGCGGTTGCCCCACAAGCGATAGCCGTCATCACGAATGATCGTGGTGATGTTCGCGTTGTTGAGCAGGTTGGCTCGGCAGGTCTCGTCGCCGTCAAGGTACTCGACCGCACGGGTGGTACCGGTGATGCCGGTGAACTCCTTATTCGACGGCGAGGCCCAAAAACCGTAGGTCGCATCCGTCCAGGCAAACAGGCCGGCAGTCCAGGCCGAACCGGGCGCGTCCACCGTCTTGCTTTCACCGGTGTCCCAGAACTGCACACCGGGGTCCACCATGAACAGGTTGCGACTGCCAAAGTTTTTCGCGTAGGCCATGGCGGCCTCATCGGTGGTGCATGGCCCGTCGATGATCCCGATAGCCCGTAGCTTCTGCGCCAGGCTATCCATGGCCGTGGCCACCGCTTGCGTAGCCGAATGGCCGGGGGCGATCAGCAATCGCGGCTGGGCGTTGAACAGACTCTTGCCATCGAGCAGCGCCTGCAGGCCAGTACGTTGACCGGACTCCAAAACACCACCAATGATGGCCGAGGTCTGCAGCGCCGGGTCGTCCATCTTCGGCACACCGATGGCGACGATCACCGCCTTGGCCTTGGCGTAAATCGCCTGGCAGGCCTTGGTGATCGCTGAATCGGCGCCGAACGCTGCAATGGCTTCACGCTCGGTGGTGATCAGCTTTAGCTCGCCGGCCTTGGCCGTACCGCCGCCCACCAAGCCAGGGCTGAAGGTGTCGCACAGGCCGATGATCGACGAGGACGGGAGCGAGATAGTGCGTGCGCCGGTATCGACCGAGGTGGTCGTGACGCCGTGAAAGAAACTCATAAGGCTCATTCTCCAGAAACGAAAAAGCCCCGCGTGTGTGCGAGGCTCAAGGTGTTGGTGTTACGTGTGGCGGAATGAAAAACGCCCCGTCAGTGCGGGGCGTTCAGGGGGTTTGTTCGGTCAGCCAGATCGGCGCTATCGGTCGGTGTTCCGCGAGCGGGAATTCCGCCCCTTGCGGCCAGTCGCGCAACTGCCGGCGATAGGCCTGCAATTCCGTGTACTGGTCGGCCGTGATCGAGGTCGCGCCGCCCTCCTCGATCTCGTCGCGGTGCCGGGACACCAGCGGATCGGTGAGGGCCAGTTGCGCATCGCGCCAGGCGCGCTCAGTTTCGGCCTGCGCCTCAGCATCGAGTGGCGGCGGATCAATCAGCACCGGCTGACCATCGGGACGAGACGACATTTTTTTTGGACTGATCGACAACTCATCGAGCAGCGATTGCCAGACACTTTCCGACACTTCCACCACGTCCGCCGGCATGTTCGCGCCGTGAATCTCAGGGCGATATGCCCCGCACATGGACGGACTGAAAAACACGACTTTGCTCATCATCAATTTCCTACTGCTCGCCATTGAACCGACCAGAGCGCTTGGGCAGTACCCGAGGCATTTTGCACGCGTAACGTACAGCCGGACGCCCCCAGTCCCGCCCCCATGAGCGCGTGCATCAAACACATTGACCCGACGTGCGTGAGCGTGATGTTGCGCGGCGCGTTGGGGAACGGAATAGGAAAAGTCACGTAGACGTAACCGTTCGCGTCCGTAACGCCTGTACCCCATTGCTCAATCGAGCCGGATGGCAATCGTTGGTAACCACTATTCCCAAAAGAGCTACCGAACTCAGGCGCATATTTCAAAGCGGACATGCCGTTCTCAACAACCCACTGCCCATTGCCTGCGGTGATCACGATGGTGGACAGGGACTGAAGGGGCACAGAGGTCATGGAATTAACAGACATCGCGGAAATAACGTCTGTGCCCTGCCGGACAATGTTGACCACGCCCGGTGTCGTGTTGAAGAGAAAAAAATTGGTGCCGGTGGGCACCGAATTAACAGGCGGGAGGGTCAATGTCCCCGATGCTGAAAGCACAATACGCTGGCCTGCAGCCGCGACACTCAATGTCGCCGGCAGCGCCGTGATATCGACACGCCCGGCAAAATTCCCCTGTGCTCGTTGCGCAAACTCTGTAGTTGCGATCTTCAGGGAGCTATCAAACTGCGCCGGCGTGTTGGCCGTAGGGTTGACCAGCGCCGGCGAATTGATCGGCGCAAAGCCCTGCGTGACGTTCTGGAACGTCAGCGCTGTCGTCCCCAACACGATCGCCCCGTCCGTGATCAGTTGCCATCGGGTGTCCGCCTGGGCGGCTCCCTGCTCAACCGACACCAACAGCGCGGATGTTACTTCCGCATTACTGTCAGCGTCCGCCGTCCTCATCCACGCACCCGCCGCCACGACGTACAGACCATTGTCTTTTGCCACGGTCTGGTTTTTCACCAACACCCGATCGCCAGCCGCCAACACGACACCATCGACTGTCTGCAGACCCGTCAACGCGATGTTGGCAGTGGTGGCGGCCCGCACCGACTGCTTGCTGTCGAGCTTGTAAAGCTCTTCCATGATCCGCTGTTCGACAAACTCACGCGTAGCCAGCACCACGGCCGGATCGATCTTGAGCGTGATGTTCCCGGTACTGGACACCACAAAATTCATCCGCACAACCTGCGTGCGGCCTGAGCCTTGCGACAGCAATGGCTTGAAACTTGGCGCACAGTTTGCGACGGCTACCAGATCGCCGTCCGCGTCGTACAAGCCAATTTCGCGGATCCACTTACCGCCCTCATCGGCCGGAATGATCTGCTCGGCGATGATCACCGCTGGGTTGACCGGGTCAACTCGAAGCTGATTCAGCGGCTTGCGGCGCCACTCGTTGAGCAGCTTGGTCTGGCTGGCCGACGGAATGGGATTGGCCGGGTCGGCCACACCTGCCGGGTTGCCATCCCCAATCCCCATGTCGGTGATTTTCCAGGCAATGCCGAGTGCATCGGCATTCGCCTGCTTGGCCATCCCCACATTCGTGAGGATCGCAAAAAACTGCGAATTCGCATCAATCATAATAAACGTCCAGAGTGTCTATGGTGTGTTCGCGGCCGACCACGTCAAAGCTGCCGGTGACTTCGATGTCACGCATGACGGGCGGGTAAACATCGATTACATCGCCGTCGTAAAGGGACACACCGATATTCAAATTGCCTTGGGTTTCGAGGCTGATCGCCAACCCGGTGAGCTGCCGGCTCACGGGTTTGGCGTCGTCGATCAGGCGTTCAAGTTCGAGATACATTTCCTCGGTGATGCCGGTGTCCAGCACCCCAACCTTCAACGCGAAGGTGCCCGGTACGCCTTGCGGCACGGTGTTGAACCACTCGACGATCTCGATCAGATAGCCCAGCGGCTCGACCACTCGGCGTAACGAGCCGATGGTGCCCTTGTGCTTGTGGATGAAGAATGAGGCTTTGATTGCGGCCCGCTTGACCGACTCCGACCACGAAGGGTCCCAGCGGTCGACCGACCAGGCCCAGGCCAGATGCGGCAGCAGGTGTACCGGGCAGGTGTCGGGGTTGTACAAGGTGCGCAACGGAATCAACGTGGTTTCGGCGAACGTCGCCTCGATACCCCGTTCCAGGGGAGTGCTGTTGAGCGGTAAAAGACTGCGCATATCAATCTCCCAACACGACGGAATATCCGGTGCAGTACGCCGCCTGCGCCTTGGTCGGTTTGAGATCCAGCCAGTCTTTCAGCTCCACGCGGGCCACACCGGCAACGTGCAACTGCGCATCGACACCGGAGCGCGCCACCTCAACGCCTAACCGGCGGCGCGGGTTGATCCAGGCCTCAAGCCGCTTGATTGCCTCGGCAAGCGCGGCGTCGTTTTCCGGACCGGCACCTTTCATGTGCAGCACTGCGTCGACGCGGTAGCGCAGGATCTGCGCACCGCGCACCGTGACGCGATCCCCCACCGGGCGCACGTCGTCGTCATTCACCGCCGTGGCGACCAGCTTCAACAGTTCAGGACTGGCCGTGCCGTCACCTTCAAGACCCAACACCGTGACATCCACACAGGCTGGGGATGGGCTTTCCGCCGTGGCATCAGCCACCAGCGCCGAAGCATTGCGCGCATGCAAGATGTAGCTGTTACGCGGCCCTGCCGTGGTCAGACCTTCGTAGGCCAATTGCACACGCTCGCGCAGAGCGTCGTGTGATTCCATCACCGCCTCGACCGGTGGTACCGCCAGCGGGTCGGCGGGCTGAATCACCAGGCGCTTGAGATTGACGTTGGCTGCGAGGTGATCCAGATCGGCGCCCGTGGCGTAGGCCAGCAGTTGCGATTTGGCCGCGTCGTTGACCCGTGCCCGGTTGCCGAGCTTGATATAGCTCCCAACCTCAAGCAGCTTGGTCACCGGATCGCTCTCAAGCGAGGCCGTCCAGTTACCCCCCATGTGGCCGCGAAACACGTCGAGTGCTTCGCCATACACTTCTTCAAAATCCAGCGGTTCCAGCACGTCCGGTGCCGGCAGCTCCGACAGATCCACCAGGGTACTCATACCCACACCTCCAACGTGCCGCGCACACCGAGGTATTCGCCGCTGACTTGTATGTTGATTTTGCCGCCCAGCACGGACAGCACACGCACCCGTTCCAGCTTCAACCGTGGCTCCCACCGACCCAGCGCCCGGGCGGCTTCTGCCTGCACGGCGCTTTTCCAGCCCTCGTTGACAGGCAGGTCGACCATGCGCCGCAGCTTGCTGCCGTACTCCGGACGTTCACGGCGGCTCACCAATGGTGTGCCGAGGATGTCCCCGATGGACTGGCGTAAATGCTCGATGCCGGAGATGGGTTGCCCGGTGTGGCGATCCATTCCGATCATCGGGTTTACTCCTTGAGTTGCTCGAACTCGGCGTGGGCTTTGAGAGTTTTCAGCGCCACATCGTCGGCGCTATCGACCGTGACCTTGTTTTTCGCCACGGCGAGCGTGCGGCCATCCGGCAGGACAACCGTGCGCGAGGTGTAGAGCGTGTCGCGAAAGGTCACGGCGATGGGCATCAGCGCTGGACTGATGGGGTTGGCCTCAGACGCAGTTGATTCATCTTGATGTTTGGCCATGGGAACTCCAGGCATGAAAAAGCCCGCACGCGGCGGGCTGAGTAAATGTTGAGTTAGTGCTTGTGATGGTTGTCACTTTGGCCGGCGGCCAGAATGTCGGCATCGCTGGTGATGCTTTGGGTAGCGTGCAGCGGGCCGTCGATTTTGACCTGCCCTTTAATGTTCACAACGCCCTCCAGATCGATCGTTCCGGACTTCACGGCGACTGCATTGTCGGTGACTTCCGCCAGGGTCGATCCGACCTTGATCGTGACCGTACCGCTTGGCACGCTGATCGTGTAGCTGCTCGTCTGCCAGTCGTAGACCAGAGATCCGCCATCGTCGAAACGCCAGACTTCGACATGATCACGATTGTCCGGCGGCGCACCGCCATTGCCGTAAAGACCTGGAATGAACGTGCCCTGCGCCACCTCGCCACTGGCACTGATCAGGGAGCCCTGCTCGTTCAGGCTCGGCGCCCGCCAGTGCCGCGCCTTGCCGGCGGCGATGCTGTGCCAGCGTACCCAGCCACTGACCCATTCCCCGTCGGACACCCGGCACACCGGTGGTGAGGCGGTCAGATCTACCGCGACCACGTAACAGTCCTTGACCAGGCCGGCGAGCATGCGGTCATGCTGGGCGCTCACGTAGCCGCCGCTCATGCCAGACTCTCCGGCGCAAAATACTTGTCCCGGTTGGATGGCCCCGCATCAGGATCAACGCCAAACAGCAGCGTGCCCGGCGGCTGATCCGGCCACGGCCATTGTGCTTCGCCAAGGTAGATCTGCTGCGTCCACTCAACCACCCAGACCGTGTAGCCGTCCAGCTCGGGCTTGGTCCAGTCCGGCATGGCCTGAACGAACTCGGCCGGTTCGACCTCGACGCCCCAGGACTGCATGCGTAGTAACACGGCCAATTGACCGACGATGAACACCGCTTGCTGGTGGTGATCGGGCTGGATCGGATCGGTAATCACCCGCGCCTCGAACTTGCAGGACAGACCCGTCTTGCCCGTTCCCGGGTCGATGCCTGGCTCCATCTCTGCGAGTTCGACCAGCACCGCCGGCAGTGGAATGCTGCCTTCGATGATCGGCCAAGCCGCAACGATCTGAAGGTCCGGCAAATGATCCTGAATGCGCCGCTCAATGGCTTGATACAACTGCTCAAGACTGAACGGCTCGTCGACTTCATCCGTCACATCATTTCCCCTTCAAGTGCTTCTGCACTTCGAAATTGAGTTCCTGCTGCAGCACATGCACCAGCTGCTCGTCCGCCTTGCGTACCCATGCCTCGAAATGCGGCCGGGCTTGCTCCAACGAGACCTTGGCCTTCGCCAACGGAAAGCGGCTGCCGTGTTCGGCGATCCAGCCCGAACTGGGTCCGCCCGCGCCGCTGACGTCGCTGTCGGGGTAGTCACTGGCGTCGAAATGCTTGCTCGCTGTACGGATCCAGACGTCGGCGCTGTTGCCATAGACCTTCTTGAAGAAAGCACCTTGAAAGCGTCGACCGGCCACCGAGACACCGGAGCGACTCTGTCGAGGCCGGCCGATGCGACTCGCCTCCATGGCATTGAGGCCGAACCACAGCTTGCCGCTGTTCGCTCCACCGCTGACCGGGTAAGCTCGCAGGCGCTGCCGCACAGCAGCGACCGCAATGCGCTCCTGTCGGCCAACGGCGCGGGCAATTTGTGTGGCGAGCCAGCGCAGAGTTTTGTTGATGGCTCGCCGCTGTGCAGCAGCAGCGGCCTTGGGCATCAAGGCCGCGAAGTCCTGAAAGGCTTTCAGGTCCGCCGCCGAGGTTTGCAGCGAGATCATCCCGCCACCGGCCGAGGGTTTGAAGTAGCTGCCGAGGCTCATGGGCGTTTCCTCAGAATCAAGGCGACCAGACCGTCACCGGTGGGTTCCAGTTGCAGCAAGTCATAATCGCCACCGCCGTCCAGCTCCGGTACATCGACTGTCACCAGCAATCCCTTGCTCAGGCCTGCGGCGTCGGCGACGCGGATCTCGAAGCGCGGCTCGCGAATGGCGGTGTTCATCCGCCCCATCCGCGGCTGTAACCAGGGCGCCGAGAACATACCCAGCACCGGTTCGCTACGCCCCTCAATCCGTGCACTGTCGCCCAAGGTTTCGAATACGATGTCGTCGACATCGGCCATCAGCTCGCGAATACCCATGACTACATATCCAACAGGATCTGCGCCAATGGCCGAGTGCACATGTGCAGAGGGTTGGACTGCGCTTCACCGGCCATGCCCTTGTTGAACGGCAACGGTTCGATCTTGCTGTAGTACGGCACGCCTTCGGTGTTGACCGTTTCCATGTAGTCCGCCGGGGCAAACACTGAGATGTACAGATCCGGCACGCCTTCGGGAATCAGCAGCGCCTTGTCGTCGTGCACGAACGTCATGCCGGCGACCTTGCCACGGTAACGCTCCCAGGTGATGCCGCCGTAGTCGAAGCTCTCGCGCGCATCGCCACGCAATGATGCCGCCTGCTGGGTGTTCAGATAGGTTCTGTTCACCTCGTCCAGCTCCAACATCGCATTCCAAAAGTTCTTGCCGCAGAAGGCGCGCGAACCACTACGGGTCACACTGCCCAGAGCTTCTTCCTGCATGTCCAACGCTTCACCGCATTGCACACGAAAGGATTTTTTGTCACCGGTCAACTTCATGGATAGCGACCGACGTTGAACCCCGAAGCGATCATAGAGATCGAGCAATACGGTTTTGCCATCAGCGTCGTAGATCTTGCCGTTCAGTGCACCCAGCCGCTGGAATTCATGGGTGACGTCCAGTTGGCGACGCGCCTTGGCCAGACGTTTGTTGACCACGTCCTGCACCGATTGCAGCTCGGAGCGCGTACCGAAAGCGCGAATACCCTGGATCTCATCAGCCTTGATAGTGAAGCGTTGCGGCAGGTGCACGGTATTGAACGGGATGAGGTTGCGCTTGCTGCCCGACACCACCAAGCCGGAGGTGCCACGCTCACCCGCCGGTACCAAGGCAAGCGTGTCGCCGTCCTTCTCGATCTGAACGGTCAGAGTGGTGATGCCCTCTTCCTGGAACAGACCCAGGCTGCCGATGCGCCCGGGTACGTATTCTTGTTCATTGATGGCGGCGGTCAACGAGGACACCGAGAATGCCTCGTCGTTGAAGATTTGAATGTCAGCCATGAAGCAGTCTCCAGAAAACAAAAAACCCGCACAGGGCGGGCTGAAAAATTCGAAGGTGATCGACTTAGCGGACGATCACGTTATGGGCGGCCAGTGCTTTCTCAGCAGCCAGATCCAGACCTGTAAGATGCGCTTCGCTGACCTCGGCCAGACGCACCACGGCGCGTCCGCGACGGACAATGTCGGATGTGCTCAGCGGACCGAAAAGAATCGCTTGCGCGTTCTCGCTGCCGTCTTCGGCGGTCGGGTTGTACGGAGCGAATTCGCCGGTGGCGGTGACTAGGCCGAGGATCTGGCCAGGTTCCAGCGCGGGGCCGGCGGCGACGTTGATCGCTTCGCGGGAAATGGTGCCGGCCCCCTCGGACAGGAGGAATTCGCCGGCGTGCATCGGTTCACGTTGAATGTTCATGCAGTAGCTCCAGAAAGTGAGGTTCGTTTGCCGGTCTGCGCCGCTTGGCGTGCGGACCAGATCGAGGGCTGGTCGATCTGCTTGGCCTGCACTTTCGGCGGAGGGTCATCGGCCAGCGGAAGGCTGTTGTCGATCTCGAAGCCTTTGCCGCTGCCGACCAGTTTGTCGAAGAGCCGGGCACGCACCGCCGAGGTATCCAGGCCGGCCGAAACGTACTCGGCACTGAACTCCGGCAGCCGCGCCGCAACGCACAAGTCGTTGATGGCTTTGGCCTGGGTCAGCGCCGCCTGCACCACCGCTTCGCTTTCCAGCTTGGTGACAGCGAGCAGCGGCTCGATCAGGTTGCTGATACCCGCCGCCGTGCAACGCTGGCTGATCAGCACCGCGAGTTGTGCGGCATTGGTCGCCGGTGCCGGCGGGTCATCCGGGATCGGCGGCGCAGGCTCCGGTGTGGGTTCGGGTTCGGGATCTGTCGGTTCTTCCAGTTGGGCCAGCAGCTCGGCCGGGGCATGGTGAAAGCGCTGCAGTACAGCGCCCTGCCCCAGACACGCTTTGACCTTGACGCCATCGCCGACCTCGTCGGCCAGTCCCAGGGCCACGGCCTCATTCGCCGTCAACCAGGTCTCGGCCGCCACCAGGCGGCGCAATTCGGTTTCGTCAATATCCGGCGCCTTGGCCTTGTACGCCGCGATGATGGCCTCCATCGTCTGGTCCAACACATCGGCGACCTTGCGAAAGCTTTCGGCGTCGCCGGCGGCGTAGGTCCAGGGGTTGTGAATCATCAGCATGGCATTGGAGGCAATTACCACCCGGTGCGCGCCGCACACGGCAACGCTGGCCGCGCTGGCCGCCAAGGCATCAACCCGGCCAGTGCAACGCTCGCCAAGCCGCGATAGCGCGTTGTGCATCGCCAATCCATCGAACAGATCGCCGCCGACGCTGTTGAAGGCGGCGATCACCGGCGACACGCCGTCGTCCATAGCGCGCAGATCCTGGACGAACTGATTGGCGGTGATGCCCCAGGTACCTATCTCGCCGTAGACGAACACTTCAATGGTTCGCTGCTCGGCTTCACCGTTGGCCTGCATGGCGTACCAACTCTTGTCCGAGACCTTCACGCGCTCGCCAGCCTTGTTGTAAATGCGCGGTCGCGCCTGTTTGCTCATGGTTGCTCCTTGTCGTCGAGCGACTCGATGACGTCGAGGGTGTTGTAGTTGAGGCCCAGGCGAACGGCCCGGGCGAGATCAGCGGCGTTCTCCGCATCGACCGTTTCGGCGTCGTAGCCGGTGCGCAGCACCATCTCGCTGCGCGAGGCGAAACCGGCTTTCACCTCCATCGTGCGCGCCTGCACGTCCTGCACTGGCTGGATGTAGGCCCAGCCCTGCGGCACCCAACGGGTGCGCAGATATTCGCGTCGACGCTGGGCGTAATCGTCCAGCACCAGCGCACCGGACAGCACCGCCATGTCCATCCACGCGGCACGGACCGGGCGACACAGCTGATGCACGTAAACGCTGAACTGCAGCTGCTCCAGCCGACGGCGAAACTCGTTGAGCACGACGCGCAAGGCGCGGTCGTTGATCTCGCGCATGTCGCCGGTGAGGATCTCGTAGGGTGTGCCGGTACCGGCGGCAGCGGCCATCAGCTGCTGCCGCATGAAGTCCGGGTAGTTGTTGCCAGCGTCGGGCGGTTTGGAGAATTCCACCTCCTCGCCCGGTCCGAGTTCCTGCATGGTGCCGGGCTCAAGCGCGACCATTGGTGTAAAGCCGTCGCGGTCGGTCACCAGTGGCTGACCGGTAACAGGGTCGCGCGGCATGGGACCGGAATCCGGCGGCGGTCGGGTGATGAAACCTGCGAACAGGTTGGCCACCTCCTGACGAAACAGCACAGCGTCGTCGTAGTTGTCCAGGCTGCGCAGGCGCTTGAGCACTGGCGACAAGCGCGGTACACCGCGCAACTGGCCGGGTTCCAGTGGTTCGAAGATGTGCAAGACCTGTGTCGCCGGCACCCGCACCAACTGGTTGTAACCTGAATTCAACGACGACGGATCACCCGGGTGCGAGCGGTACATCCAGTACGCAACGCGCTTGCCGACCGGGTTGAACTCGATACCGGCGCGGATCACGTTGCCGTCGCGAGTGGTCTCAAACTTGTCGTGCGGCACAAATTCCGGCGCGAGCAACTGCAGTTGCAGCGGCACCGCATGACCGTCGTCCAGGCTGCGTGGCCTCAGACGAATGAAGCACTCGCCGGAGGTTTCCACCGTCCGCGCGGCAAGTGCCTGCTGACCGTAGAAGTCGGTCAGGTCATCGGCATCCGACTCATCGACCCAGTCTTCCCACAATTCCTGCAGCTGCTTGCGCAGCGCGTCGTCGTCAGTCTTCGGCCGCGGATTAATACCGGTGCCGATCAGGTTGCTGACGCGCTTGTCGATGACGTTGAAAGCATACGGGTCGTTACGTACCGCCGCGCGCGAACGTGCACGCAGGTTGCGCAGTGCCGGAGTGTTGATGGTGTTCAAGCCACTGTCGGGTGCATCCCAGCCGGCGGAGCGACGGCCCTCCCCGGCGCCTTCATAACTGGCCTTGATGTTCGACGGCAGCAAGAATCCGTTACGGGTCAGCGTCGGATAATGAGCCATTACAATCCCTTGCCCCCGTGGTAAAGCCGAACCACGCGCGAACGCGGCCCGGCGGCGTTGAGCAGTGAGGTGCGAATCTCTTCGCGGGCCTGCAGCAGCTCGTTGATGGTGCGGTACTCGACGGTACGGTCACCAACACGCACGGTTTTTTCACCGCGCGCGATGGCCTTCTCGATCACGTCGAGGTGCTGTTGCGTAAAGGACATATCAGCGTCTCTTCAGATAACCGCTGGTAGAACTGCGGCGTTGAGATGGCGAGGCTGCGGGTCGCACGGGTTCGACAGGAGCAGCCGGTGTAGGTGATGCAAGTTGGGCTTGTCTGACCGCAGCCGGCGGCGAAGATGGCTCGGCTGTTGGGGTTTGATCAACACGCTCGGCCTCAAAAGACTTGGCCGGTACATCGTCGAACAACCCGGATTGCGCCAAAGCCTGGCGCACCCGCTCCCAGTCGTGTTCCTGGTAACGATTGATGCCCAGGTAATGCGCCATCGCGAGGCAGTACACCATCAGGTCGAGTGCTTCGTTGCGCTCGGCCTTTCCTTTCACCCATTCGATGCGCTTGTGACCTCGCACGTAGCGCACGACTTTGCGTTCGGCGACGCACTGGGCGAAGAACTCGTCCGGCAAATCATTGGCAAAATGCAGCGAGCCGGGTCCGTCCGGGAACGGGTAGCGGTTGTAGATCCAGTCTTTCGCAGTATCGGTACCGACGAACCACAGTTCGGCACCGTGGCGTTCGGTTTGGCCCTTCCACGTCACGTCGACCATGGACGGGCGCTGTGCAATCACCGGTCGGCCCGGCTTGCTCGCGCCCTTGATGGCGAAGATGTTGCGCCAGCGGCGAACGCGGCAGAACTGGTAAACCTCATCGGTGTGGTGACCACCTGAGTCGACGCCGACGGCGAGAATCGCCAGGCCGACACCGCATGGATGCCGGTAACGAGCCTTGAGTTTCTCGTCCAACACCGCCCAGGTGCGCTCATCGGCCGGATCGCCCCAGATGATCTGGTGGTCGACCACCCAACGCTCCATGCCGACACCGAAGCCCATCACCATCAGTTCCAAGCGGTTGGCCTGAACGTCGACGGCGCCGGTCAGCATCAGCACACCGGCGGGCATCGCGCCGAGGCTGTAGTTCTCCAGTCGCGCCCGAGCGATCAGAACTTCCGCCTTAGTCTGTTCGAGTGCGCTGTCCCAAACCTTGGCCAGACGGGTGTTGTAGAACACCTGCATGAGGCTGGTATCGCCTTGGGCTTGGGCTTTTTTCGCGTCTTCAAACTCTATGGCGAGCGATGTCCAGTCCATCCAGCCTGTCGGTGAATACAGCGCGCTGAGATGAAATCCCACCGTCTTGCCGTCGCCGATACCGTGCGCGCGCCATTCACCGCGGGCGAGCATGTCGCCCTTGTGGTGTTCCTCGATCAGTACGTCACACTCAGGGGCCGCGCACTCGTAGTGTACGGTGCTGAAGTCCGCGCTGTAGTGCAGCCGTTCCCACTCCAATACCTGCATATGACCGCAAGTGGGACACGGCACATAGTAGTGACGCTGGTCGCTGGACTCGAACAGATCGGCGATCCGCGAGGCGCCCTTGATCGTCGGCGAGCTGGAGAAGTAGATCTTGGCGTTGCGGCCGAAGTTGGTGGCCCGCGTCTCGGCCAACCGGATGGGATCACCTTCCTGACCGACATCGTTTTCCCAGCGGTCGACCTCGTCGCCATAAATATAGCGTGCCGACAACTCGGAAAGGTTGGCTGCAGAACCCGCGGTGGTCACATAAAGCGAGCCACCCTCGAATTCCTTGGTGTCCATCGTGTTGCGAGCGTCGCGCGAACGGGTGGCCGCGACGCGCTCGCGCAAAACGGGAGTGGCCTTGATGGTCTTGCTGATCCGCCCCGAAACCCGCTTGGAAAGGCCGAGGCTGGGCAACAACGCCAGAATGTTCGACGGCGCCATGTGAATCAGGCCGCCCATCCAGTTGAGCGCGATCTGGGTTTTCATCAACTGCGAAGCCACCATGGTGACTACACGCCTGCAGGGGTGAGCCGGCGACAGGCAACGCATCGGCTCACGGGCATAAGGAGTACGTGAGGTTCGGTACTGGCCAGGCTCTGGTGCGCCGGTGTCCCGCGGAATCCGCATGTACTCATCGGCCCATTCATCAATCCAGAGATCGGGGTCGGGACGCAGCCCACGGAAGTAGTTCTCACGGTACACCTGTGCACCGTCAGAAAATTCCGTGTGCATAGGTTCAGTTCACTGTTAAGGCATGATCAAGATCCGCTGATGAGAGCCGCTCGGCTTCCTCCAGCGTTCGACGGATTGTCGCGGTGAGATGTTTTTCGATTTGCCAAGGATCCGTCATTGCCGCGAGGTCGTAGGACAGCTGAGGTAGCGGTCCGAACAACTGGTCACGTAGCAATCGACCGGCGTCATAGGCGCCGGTCTCGACTGCCTCCCTCGATACCAAGGAGCCTTGAGCCTTTCCCAGCTCGATCTCGGCCAACTTGGCCATGTTGTGTTCGCGCAGTGCACGGGATTTCTGGTAGTCGGGGTGTTTGCCGTCGCTAGGCATCAGCTGCGGCGGCGCAGCCGCGGAAGTCGGCTCCGACAGGGGCGACAGTTGGTTGTAAACGTCACGCTGAATCCGGTCTTGCTGGTGGCGCTCGGCGACGGCGGCCTTGCTGGGGTCGCTGGTTTTATCGAGCAGCGCCTCAGTGGCTTCCAAGTCGATCTTGCCGTTTGCGGTGAGCACCAGCCGATCCTGACTGGCCAATTTGGAAACATAGGATTTGGCCCAACCGCGCCGGGCCGCAAACTCCGTTTTGCTGATGATTGTCATGGTTAATTCTCCAGTTCACCCGCGAGTTCACCGCCAGTTCACCTGTTCACCTCAGTTCACTAAGCTGGTGAACCGTTCGCTAACACAGTCCCGCGGGTTTCCGACCCCGTGTCCTTTGAAAGTCCCCAGGGTCCCCAGCGGTTTTCTGCCCGGCTCGGTCGGTCGAGACTGCATCCGAGTGCGATGCCCTGCCCCATCCGTTTGGAAAGACGGACATCCCTGCAAAGGTTTCAGCTAGAGAGATTCCGCGAGTTCCGTAACCCGTGTAGGGGGCGGCTCTCAGGGAGGACCCGGAAAATCCGTGCCCCACCCGGGCGACCGACCTAGCTTCGGTCGGTCGATGCCGATTCAGAAATGCCAAGCCGCTTGGCAGCCCAGCGTTCGTACAAGCCGATGGCAACGTCCGCGCCAGCCATGGCGGTGAGGCAACCCAAGGCGCCAGCCGTCCAGATCGTCATGCCGGCGGCAATCATCAACATCATCGCCGTTACCCCGCAGACGATGCATGCCCCCGAACGAAGCGCGAGCCTGCGCAACAACGCCCAGCCCCGGGCACCATCCTTGTCTGCTCGCCACATCTCACCGGATACGCCGCCGACCAGAGCCAGGACGATCACCAACCAGATCGGCATTTCTGCCAGCGCTTGCTGCTCATTTGTCATGTTGTGCCTCAAGTGAAGGAGCATGCCGAACACAAAAAAGAAAACCCCGCCGGAGGGCAGGGTTTTCAATGTCGCGGCATACGCCAGGACGAAGTGCACAGCACGTGCTCGGGGAAGCGCCAAGGCGCAGAATCCATATCGTGGTGACTTTTTACCCCCTGAGTACGGAACCGAAAAGGGGGCATTTTCGGTTATCCAACTTGACTCAACTTTGACGCAACTTTGAGGAGACTTTGAGGTAAAGCGCCCCGACCAACGGTAAGCCACTTACGTGCGTCCTTGCGCTCGGCCAGCACCTCAAAGAGTCGGACATGAAGACGGTGCACAAGATCGTAGTAGGTTTGCTTCGCCTTTGAGACGTAGCCCAGTTCGTGCATCTGCGCTGCCCATGTCGGTGCAGGGTCAAAGCCGTAACGCATAACTGCCAACTGTTGCAGCCTTTCACCCCGACCATCTTGCCGGGCAATCTCGGAAAGGGCGGCACCAATTTCCTGCGCAATTGCATCTGGACCCGCACCACCGCCGAGAAGGATCCGAGAACCGGGTGTGCCCCGCGGCGCACAACCGCCCCACTCCATGATCGTCGCCATCGGGCTACCCATGCCTCCCGCTTCACCGGCGCGTCGGCATTGCTCGCCCCAATGTTTCAGCAACAACTCCATAGCCTCAATCATTGCCCTGCCCCCGTAAAACCCAACCCAACACAGAAAAACCGCAACCCGACACAAACCCAACACAGATAAATCCCTTTAAATTCAATGCTTCAATCAAACTTGAGTTGAGTGTGTTGGGTTTGTTGGGTTTATCAGTCTTCGCATAAGAAAAAATTCGTTCCGTTGAATTCGTTGCAAAGAACGTCATGCATGCGCGTGCGCGACACAAAACCCAACACACCCCACACAACACCCGCGAAGGCATGTAATTCGGGCACTCAAATTGTGTGGGGTATTCAAAATCAACCCGACACACACTCAACACACCCAACACACTTTTGAAAATAGTCATGCTGCAAGCGCCTTGATGTGATCCCAGCTGTCCACGTGCCAGCCCGCCAGCTTGGCCTTCGCCCGCCAGTTCTCTACCTGCTTGCCCAGCTCTGCCGCCTTGAGTGATGGGGGCGGGGAAGCATCCAGATCCACAGGAAAGAAAAACGCGCCGAAGCGACGGTTATTGCCGTCAGTCCAGGGTATCGCCCGCGTTTTATCCACCTCGGAACTGATAAATAGAGAGAACTTGGTCTGACTCATCACGTGCTCTTTGTTGCGCTGGCACCATTCGAGAAACAACGAATAGAGGTCGGTCGATAGACACGGTCCCCAAAGCCCATGCCCCAGCTCGCTGTACTTCCACAGATGCAGGAATGTTTGCCAGCCGGCCCGACTCAAGGCCACCAAACGCTCACGCGCCTCTGTTGATGGCGGCCGCGTGCGCTGGTTGAAGTCCCCTAGATCGACCGACAGTAACCAACCGTAGAGCGCCGCCACTCCACCCTGCTCCAGTTCACGACCAATCGCCTTTTGCCGTGCGACTGGCAGAGTCTCCATAGGCCACATGACTAGCATTCGACGATCACTGTCGCTGATTGGCCAGGGAAGAATCTCGTTGCTGAGAAACACCGCATTCATATGGTTGGCTTCTTCCCAGCCATTAATGAATTTCGACTCCATCCGCACCGTTTTACCAGTGATCAAGTGCTTGATCTTGCCCACCTGGTTGTAACGTTGATCGCGACTGACGACCTCTTCAAAGACTGACCACAATTTGCGGCTTTGCCACGCGTTGAAACTGCTTTCCAACTGCGTCTGACCAACAGTCGCCGCGTATTGGCCATAAAGCATGCCAAGCGCGTCAGCAAACAACAGGCTCTTGCCCGAACCTTCCATAATCGAATGCATCAAAACAGCGGTGTCCATCTTGGCGCCCAAGTGCTGCAGCGGATACGCCAGCCAGCGAGTTAGCCAATCGGTTGCAGCTTCATCATGGTTACAAAGAAATGAGATCAGCCAACGCAGGTTGGCACACGCTGCATCATCTCTGACTGGCTCAAGCGGCAACCCGTCAAAGGTATTGATGTACACCGCAGGATCCTTCGTCATGGTCGGATCAAACACGATGTGTTCAACATCGACAGTGCGGCGCTCGCTGCTGTTCAGCCACAGCGGGTAAGTGTCACCCAGCGCCATCTTCACCGCGCCCTCGGCTATGCGCCGCTTCTTTTCGCGATCCCAAACGTCTTTGGTGCCATCGATGTAAACGTAGCGATCGGTTGGAGACATCCCGAATGCACCGCCTTTCTTCCCAGCCATGCGGCGCGCCTGCTCGATCTCGCGAACATGATCGTCAGAAATCAGCCGCTTTCCGGTGTCGTCCAACCAGGCTTTGGCCAGTGGCTTGCCCACACGAGCTTCGAAGGCGGACTTCTTCATTACCTTCGATTGGTCGCAATCCCACACGTGCGTGGTGCCCTCGACCAACGCGAAACGACGCAGAATGTGGTCCAACGTTATGACCTCCCCCGCCCCCCCGTCAGGAGCAGGAGCGGCCTCGCTGGAGGGGCATATTTCGTCGGAGATCGGCCCGCTTAACTCACCGGATGGGGTGGGGGGAAGATCATTCGGATCTGGACGGGCAGCGTGTTGCATGCCCAACATTCGCGCCGCATCCTTCACAGCCTTCGACTGGTCGCCGCCGTGCTCGAGTAAGCAGAAGACTTCAAAGGCGTCATTCTGATGTCCGTTGGCGAGAGGGTCAGCACCGTGGTGCGAATAAACCTTGCCCTCACTTATCGTCACCCCTGGCAGACCGGTGCTGCTTTGAGGGTACAGCCACTTATTGCCTCGCTTGATGTATCCATGGGCACGAAGAAGCTCCGCAACATCGTGGCAACGGTTAAATTCATCAATCACCGAGGGCCGTTTGCCGCCACCGAGTGCAGGACGCTTTTGGACTTTGACCGGTGGCTTCGGTGGCGCAACCGCCCATGGACACGCAGCTTCAGCATCTCGCTTAAAAAACTCCCAATTTTGCCAAATGGTAAGCAGCTCGTGGGTCAGCGTCGGCAGCCCCTCAGTGGCACTCGGTGCGGTTTTCCAGATGTAAGGTTTGCCGGTACCGGGATGAATTGATGGTGGAAATACGTCTTGCACCAACCCCGCACGTAATTCAAAGACCGTGAAGCGTTTGAACGGCTCGGCTTCGGTTCTTGCAGCAGCTTCTGCGGCAAGATCACCCTGCTCTTTCGCAGCCTTGGCCTTGTCCATCAACCCTTTGAAAATCGAACCGTCCGGGTCGTTTTCATTCGGCCATGAAAGTGAATGACGCGTGAGTTCAACGCCTTCCGGCACCTTGAACACCACCCGGAATCGCAGCGGATTCCCGACGATAGTCGGGAACACCACTGCCATCGCATCAAGGTCAAGGCCCAACAGTTCATACAGAACATGACGCGTCCATTGAACGTCATCAACATCCAATGAACAAACGCGGCTCGGCCCCAGCACGACGCCAAGGTTGTGATTTGGGTTTCGTTGCCAGAACGCCTCGGCCGTGTCTGCGTCGGTGATATAGCCACCGGGTTTATTCCACCCTAGGCCTTTCGGAGCCTTTTCACCTGGATCAATCGATACGAGTGCCAAGTCAAAAGTACAGATGTAACGCTTTGCCCATGTAGCGATGGCTGTTCCTTTGCCCGATTCACTCATCGCCGGGCCTCCCGCAACTCCTGACAAGAGACGCAGGTCTCGCAACCTTCAACCTTCTGCTGTCGAAGCAACGGGATTGGTTCGTCGCAGTCGTCACAGAACTGCGCGCTAACGCGGCTCGATGGCACGCGGCGACTGCGATGAATAGCAACATCAAGCAAGTATTGCGCCTGCTCGTTTGCGCGGTCGATATCATCAGCCATTGATGCGATCCTCCATCGCCTGACGAGCGCCCGCCATGATTCCAAGGACTTCGCGTATTACATCCATTCCGTGCTTTTCCAGATCCACGACTTCATGAAGCTCCCAGACGTTGTCCGCCGCGCCGTCGTGCATCTTGGCCACGAATTCACCGGTTTCCCCGAGTAGCTTACCAACCGCCTTCAAGGCATCACGGGTTGCCGGTACGGGCACGGGCCGGTACCAAACCGCACCTGCTGGACGCATCAATGCGTCCAGCAAGCGTGGATCAGCGGTCAGCCTGATCACTTCCTCAAGCTCATCTGGATTCAGCCAGCGGCGTTCTTCATCGAGCTTGAGTTTCTTCTGGAGGGTGTCGTTGTCCAACACCATTTCAAAGGCAAGGGCGGTGATTCCGCCCTTGTAGTCACGACCAGCGCGATAAATCGCTTGGCGTAGTGGCAGAACCGGACCAGCGTCCGGCAAAAGATCTGTGCGACTCATAACCGTAAATCCCCTGTTTACGGTGTAGCCATAGCCCAGGGCAAACCCTATCCTATGACCACGACCGATGTGCATGTGCTGTGTATCGTCGTAGTCGGGCTGGGGGATTCTTTGGTGAGAGGCCCCAGCTCGACACCCTTTAAGCGGCCCTGGCCTTGCGGCGCGATCCAATTGGACGAATCTCTACCGCTGTACAGGCCCCCTTCTCATCAACCCGAACTCGAATATCACGAGCTGAGTTGAGCATTTGAGAGACAGCGCTTTGCGATACCCCGATCAGTAAAGCCAGCTCTGGTTGAGTCTTACCCTCGGCGAAATCTCCCAAGGGAATTCCTATTTCGTTTGCCATCCACGTTTCCTCGAATGGGCGTTGCGGCATGGATATTAGTGTTACTTCTTTTAAACAGCAAGAAAAAAAGACGTGCTGCTGTTTGGATAAAATAAGTCTTCCTTATAAATTGGGATGCATGATTACCTCGATACCCTTTTCTGCCGACGACGAGACCCGAAAAGCCGAAGCCATGCGCTTGAAGGCTATTTATCAGGACCGCAAACGGCATGATCCCTCCCTTACCCAGGACAAAATCGCCGATCTGTGCGAATGGGCTGGGCAAAGCGTTGTCAGCCAATATTTAAATGGCCGAATCCCTCTCAACATCGGAGCGCTGATCAAATTTTCGAATGTCTTGGGCTTTTCGCTTGAAGAGGTAAGTCCACGTCTCGCTGCTCTCGCCGAAATGCCCCGCCTGCGGCATTCGCAGGGCGGCAATGAAAGCTCAAGAACCCGCGACTGGGAAATGCATCAGATTGAAGTGTGGGATGACGAGACCCCGCTCGGTCCTGATGAAGTAGAGCTGCCATTCTTTAAGGAAGTGGAATTGTCTGCGGGTAATGGATCTCAAGTTAGGCTTGAAACAAACGGACGTAAGCTTCGCTTCGGGAAACGTACTCTCAAAAGAAAAAGCATCGATCCTGCTTCTGCAGGTTGCGCTCCAGTCACTGGGAACAGCATGGAGCCAGTGCTTCCGGATGGCAGTACCGTGGGTGTAGACACCGCGAATACAGTCGTTCAGGACGGCAAGATGTACGCCATTGATCATGACGGACAGTTGCGCGTGAAGCTTCTCTATCGATTGCCAGGCTCAGGTTTGCGCCTACGGAGCTACAACACCGAGGAACACCCGGACGAACGCTACGATGGCGACTACGTCCAACAGCACATTCGTATCATCGGGAAGGTTTTCTGGTACTCAGTCATGCTTTAAGAGATCTCTCCCCAAAGGCCCGTAAGGGTCTTTTTTTTTGTCTACTAATTTTATTTACCAAATTTTATAAGTGACACTGTTGACATATTAAATCAGTAACACTAATTTTGCATCGGAATCTACCTCTCACCAAAGAGATCAACCCATGCAAATCACACAGCAAAGCGACACCCGCTGCCCTGTTTACCTGCACCCCTCCGCATGCAGCAGTCGCGCCGCAGTTGAAGACCTACAGCTTCGAACGGGACTTCTCGTCGTCAGCAACCCCAAGGGCCGTACCGCCGCTATCAGGCCAGTCATTATCGCTAACGCATCCGAAGCCACTGCCGGGCCGCTCGGAGACGATGCGGCATGAATAACTACCTCATCCCCCTCACTAAACAAGACCTGTTGCATCACATGCTCCAGGTTGGTGGAGGTGCCGTGTGCCCTCTTCAACGACCAGAGCAAACCATCTATGCAAGCTTTGATGTGGAGCTCACTCAAAACAGCGCAGTCGTCAGCGTTGAATTGGGAGGTCACACCGGCGAACTGACCCTCAAGCGGTCGGACCGAGCCAATCACCTGCACCTGCGGGATTTCATCCAGGACATTGCGAACGGCCGAATTGAATCAGCTCAACCCGCGCCACCCGAGCAGTCCGGCCGACTGGCGCGAATTGATCGAGCACTTGCGGACTCGGAAGCATTGCTTGCCCGCGTTCGCAAACTGATCGCTGCCTGAGGACTGCGCCATGAATCGCACCCTGGACGAAACAGCCGCATTGCTCGGACTCAAGCCCCGCGCCTTCCGCACCAGGTTGCGCGAGCTGAGCATTCTCAACAGCAGTGGCGATCTAGCCAGCCAGCACCGTGATCGCGGCTATCTGTATTCGGATCCGCGCAGCACCGTGGTTCCGTCCCTCAACAAATGCCGTCATTACTCCGTGGTGATGGTGAAGGAAGAAGGGATCGAATGGCTGGCCAAGAAGCTAGGAATCATCATTACCAAAAAGGACGCCGCTGCATGAAATCCAACAACCTCAATGCCTACACGCAAGCCCTCGGCGCCCTGAAGCTGATCCCGATCTACTTGAACTGCCCGGGGGTAATCAGCCGCGCAACGCTCGTTGGCGCCTCGACGGAAGCCATTCAACTACTGGAAAGCATGCCCGTACTAAGCACCGAGCTGGCCGAGGTATTTCGCTGCGTCAACAACGCGATCCTGGACGGGCAAGTCGCCTACGTTACGCCGACCAACTCGCCTGAGTTTCCATTCGGCGCCGTGGTGGCTGACGCCAAGGGCAACATCTGCGCGGCCGCCATGGGCAAAAGTAAAGAAGGCCTCGCCGAGCTGATTCGCCTCAAATTGCTGCCCCCATCCGAGGGGTACGGGGAGAACGCAGCGTGAACAACACACTAGAACTCTTGCGACGTCAGTTCGCTACTCCATGTCCCACCCTGGCGGCAGTTCGGGAACAGTACTTCGCTCACATTCGCACTGACCGCTACCTTCTTGCCGAGATCAAGGCAGGTCGTATCGCGCTGGTCGTGAAGCGTCTGCACGGGTCGGCTCGCGCACAAAGAGTGGTGTACCTGCACGACCTGGCCGAGTTCCTCGACGCCCAAGCGGCTAAGCAAGCAGCTTGATTTGAACTTGGGTTAACACTTACACCCCCGCCGGCCTCTCACCAAGCATCCCGGCGGAGGATTTCACAGAGGCTGACAGCACATGACCACAACCCAAATTTGCGCGCTAATCATCCTAATCGCTTTCACCTGCCTCTTCGTATGGGCCGGCTACAAAATGGGACGTAGCGATGGAAAGCTAGAAGCGGACGATAGTCAGCGCGCTGAGTTCGCCAAAACTATCCGTCAGTTGGAGGCTTCCGCCCAGTTCATTCGCACTGATCACCGAAATCTGGCGAGGCAGTGCAGGCAACTCAGAGAAAGCCAAGCATTCGGATCGAAAGAGCAGCGAGTTCTGCTCGATATTGCAGAGCACCTCCGGGTTGCTGCTGAAACATTCAGTGCATTTCGAACAGGCAAAAAACTTGAGCGAGACACCCGGTTCCTTCGCGAGCAGGCGCTGATCATGGCCGGACTGCTGCAGGTGGTTGTGCAAGGAGAAGGCGTATGAACACCTCATTCTCCTACTTCGGACCAACTCACTATCGCATGTCAGATGAAAGCAGCGTGCGCTTACATGTTAGTGACCAAGTTCCGACTGGGAACAACCATTTACCAGCGCTACCTGCTGAGAAAAACAAGCGTTGCGATGACACTGCGGAACCGTCGCTGCCTTCCTACCACCTGGACAAAATTCCGGAAGACAAGATGGCCGAGTTGGTCGGTACCACACGCCGAGCGCTGCAAGGCAAGCGCGCCAGAGGCGTCATTCCCAAAGGCGTCTGGAACACCATCGATAGCCGCATTTACTACAGCCTGAGGAGATACGAAGCATGGCTCGAGAGCCAATGGGATTGCCCACCGGAGTTGAATTTGCTGGACAGTCCGTCCGCATTCGCTTCACCTGGAACGGGCAACGCCGCTGCGAAACCCTCCCCTATCCCCAAACGCCGAAGGGGATTAAGGCTGCCGCCGACTTACGCGCTAACGTAACCAGTCTGATTAAGCATGGCGTGCTGGATGATCAGCGCTACGCCGAGCTGTTCCCCAATTCTACATATGCCAGCTACTCAGCGACTCCCCGTTTCGGGGAGTACGCCCAGGAGTGGCTCAACAGTCGCGAGATCGTGGCCGGGACTCGAAAGAACTACCTCGGCTCGCTCAATCTGTACTGGATGCCGTATCTGGCAATGCTGCCCATCGACGGCATCACGTCGGTGATGCTGCGCAAGGTAGTAGCCAATACCGAATGGCCGACGCCGGGCGTGAAGCGCGCGGCGATCCAGCGCCTAACCACAGTGTTCGGTACCGCAGTGAAAGACGGCCTGATCAACCGTAACCCCGTGGAGTCCATCGAACTGCCGGTGAAGGCCAGAAAACCCATCGATCCCTTCACCCTGGGCGAGGCCAACCAGATAATTGATCACTTATATAAAACGCTGACCCATTCGATGCGGATCTATGCGGCGTACTTCGAGTTCGCCTTCTACACCGGCATGCGCCCCAGCGAGATCGCGGCGCTGCGCTGGGAAGAGGTCGACAAGGAAAAGCGACTGGTCAACGTGTGTCGGATCGTTGCGGATTACAAGATCGAGGAGCGAACCAAAACCCGCAACGGACGCCAGGTCATGCTCAACAGCCGAGCACTGCACGCCATCGAGCAGGCCGAACTGTTGGCGAAGCAACGTGCTTTGCCAAGCCGGCGCAAACGCACCGAATCGACCTATGTGTTCCCGCCCACCAAGAACTTCGAGTTCATCCAACAATCGAGCGTGACCGACAAACACTTCCAGGCTGCACTGACTGAATTGGGCATTCGCGCCCGCCGGCAATACAACTGCCGACACACATACGCTACCATGTGCCTCATGGCGGGTATGAACCCTGCGTTTATTGCTACTCAGCTAGGTCATAGCGTCCAGATGTTGCTATCGACATACGCCCGATGGATCAATTCAAGTACCGACTGGGGTGAACTTAGAAAGCTCGAAAACAGCCTGCTCGATACGTCGGGTGACTTCTGCAGTGCCAAATCAGAGTAAGCAGAAACGCAAGAACCATAAGAGGTTAGGCGCCCCCAAACTTTCGCCTAGCCTTCGCTCTCTGGAACAGTTCTCTCTACAGATAATTCATAATGAACCAAATATCGGCGTTAGCTGAGCCCGGGCTCATTCCTGGATCGAATCCGCCCTTTTTTCCGGTAGGCAACGTTCTGACATATTGCGCGAAGAGTGGAATACCAAAGTTTCCGCCCCCGCCGGAGTAACCAAGAAAAGTATATTCCTTGTTTAGCTCAATCGGCGCTTGATTTTCATCCAGCAACTGGAGAGCAATCCCTTTGGCTGTCGAATTTTTATTTAATTCAACCATACCCGCACCCGCGCTAACCGCGGGGCTGCCCGATGTAGGTGTCAACTTATAGGATACTTTATTGATTCCTTTTGGACAGTTATTCAATTTTATATTAAACCTCACAGGATCTGAGTTTTTTCCATATTCTGAAAAAAGGCTGAGATCGCTTGTACCCATATCTACTCTAACGTCAGGCGTCTCGCATGATTGGGGCAGGATCGTCGTTCCGCGAGTGGCCATCGCCAAACCACTAACTGCACCTATCTGGTAATGCCCAAGCGTCCCTGGCGGGATTTTTTGCGTTTCATTTGTGTCCGCCACTTTGAGAATTCTGAGTCGATGTGTCGATTTATCCCATCCATAGTTACCAGCCGGCATCGTAGCATTTGGGTATATAGACCCTATTTGGTTTTCGTTACGACCCCATTGCCACGCTAATCCAGTATTACCAATCGGTAAATAATCCAACTCAGGGTTAGTTGGACCGACCTCGTTCTGGACGCCGAATGGGGCGTCGCTCGTACACTTATAAGAATTGGATGGCGAAACGAGAGTCACTGTTTGACTTTCAAATATCACGGTACCATTAGGTGTATCGCGAGGAATAGAAAGCGTAGCTGGGAGATCAATATTCATAGTATAGAGATGATGCCCCGGATAAAAATCGCACCCCGCTGCGCGAGCTTGGAACACTGGAAATAAACCACCAAAAAATAAAACTAGTACGATCGCCTTCATTATAAATCCCTACTTATACAAGGTCGGTAAAGCGTCCCGAGTGTTCGCTCAACCCTGCTTATGTAGAATTTTATTTGATGACAGCTAGCGCAAAAATCAGATGATTCCTATTTCACACGCGCTGGAGGAATGGTGGCAAGCAGCGCTGTGATGATGCTGTTCGTGAGCTTGCACTCTTTTCGCCACTCGAATCCGCGCAAACGGAGAAGGTGGTGAACCCATTCTTCCTGCAACCTGGCCAATCCGGCTGATCATGCTGATCATGCTGTTCGAGTGGATCGACGAAATCGGCAGAGCCGTGGCAACGCACCGAATCGCCCATGTGTTCCTGCCCAAAGCTCTTCCAACAATCCAGTGTGACCGACAAACACTTCCAGGCTGCACTGACCGAATTAGGCATTCGCGCCCGCCGGCAATACAACTGCCGACATACTTACGCTACCATGTGCCTCATGGCGGGTATGAACCCTGCGTTTATTGCCACTCAGCTCGGTCATAGCGTTCAGATGGTGCTATCGACTTACGCCCGATGGATCAATTCCAGCACTGACTGGGATGAACTCGGTAAGCTCGAAAACAGCTTGATTGGTACAAAATTGGTACAGACAGAAACAGTACCCCTCTGAAA